AAACTTCGGGGATAGTATATTTAGTTTACTAAATATTCTATAGGTTGTTGAATTTTAAAGACTCTTGAGTCTTGAAAATTTATTCAGAAGACTTACAAAATCTCTTGAGATTTTGTAAACTAGGCAGACTTCAAAGTCTCGGGCGCAGAATCTCTAAAGTTCTTTAGAGATTCTGGAGTTTCTGGAGGGCTTTAGAGTCTAACTTGTTAGACTCTAAAGATTTCTTAGCCCTCTAAAGAACTTTAGAGGGCTGGGCAGGAGGCCGGAGGGGGTACGCCCATATATATACTAATACGTATACATTTTACAAACTTTAGAGCGTTAACTAGTCTAGGCGGGGGTGTCGGAAGGATGGGCGTAGGCTTAAAGGCTGTTAAGTAGTTTTTGAGGCCATAGAGACTTTAAAGTCTTTAGAGGGGATATATTCAATCCGATAGGATTGTTGTTGTTCTCTATATATGAACCCGGAGGGTACAAAGTATATTATACACTCAGATTGGCACTTTGTCAAGTATTTTCGTAAAAAATTAAAAAAGACTTGACAGAACCTCTATTTAGGGCTATAATAGTATAAGATGAGTAAAGAATTAACAGTAAAGCAAAAAGATTTCTTGGACTATCTGGTTGAAACTGGAGGTGATCCTAAGAAAGCTGCTGAGTTGGCGGGATACGCCCAGAATGGACATTGGCAGGTAGTCAAGGCTCTCAAACACGAAATCATAGATCTGGCCTCTAACATTCTAGCTCAGTCAGCACCCCAAGCCGCAATGAAGCTTGTGGAGGTAATGCACTCTGATCAGCCTATCCCACAGGCTAATATGCGTCTTCAGGCTGCACAAACCATCCTAGACCGCACAGGACTAGGAAAACAAGAAAGACTAGACGTAAATAATAATATGAATGGTGGTTTATTTATACTACCGGCCAAAGCTAATGAGGCGAACTAGCAGCACAATACCTTTTGGATATAAACTATCCGAAGATGAAAAGACTCTAGAACCTGTAGTTCAAGAACTAGAATCTTTGGATAAAATAAAAGAATTGGTATCTTCAGACATGATGTCGTTACGAGAGGGTGCTGAGTGGTTAACTCACATGACGGGTAGAAGTATTAGTCATGTTGGCCTAAAGAATATTATTTATGGAAGATTGGGAGAAAAATCCTGAGAACTACCTCACAGACGAGGAGGGTAATTTCATCCTAAAGAAGGATGGAACTCCAAGACGCAAAGGTGGTAGACCTAAGGGTTCAAAGGGTAGAGGCTATAACTACCATTCAGAAACGAAAGCAAAGATACAGGCGCGGAGAGCTGTACGTAAAAAAGAAAAAGAAGCAGAGCGTACAAGCATTAAACTCTCTCAGCAACGAGAAAAACTAAAAGCCTCTAAAGAAACCCTAAGCAAACTAGATAATAATAACAAGAACAAAGTTATTACTGATGATGTTCTGTCTAAGGTTCCTAAGTCCTTACGGGAAGAAGCTAATGATAATGTTATCTTCAAACCCAACTCAGGGCCACAGACAGACTTCCTAGCAGCTCCTGAGAGGGACGTACTGTACGGTGGAGCAGCAGGGGGTGGTAAGTCCTATGCCATGCTCATAGATCCCCTCAGATACGCTCACAGGGCCTCTCATAGGGCCTTAATACTAAGACGGTCTATGCCAGAGCTACGAGAGCTAATAGACAAGTCAAGAGAGCTATATCCAAGAGCCTTTCCCGGCTGTAAGTATCGGGAGGTAGAAAAGCTTTGGAACTTCCCGTCAGGGGCTAAAGTAGAATTTGGATTCTTGGAACGAGATGCAGATGTCTATCGTTACCAAGGTCAAGCCTATAGTTGGATAGGTTTTGATGAGATTACCCACTTGCCGACAGAGTTTGGGTGGAATTATCTGGCATCACGATTACGTACTACTGATCCAGAGATTGTGCCTTATATGCGATGCACCGCTAACCCCGGTGGTGTTGGCGCACATTGGGTAAAGAAACGATATATATTACCATCACCGCCTAACGAATCTTTTAAGGGCGAAGATGGTCTAACAAGAAAGTTTATACCAGCTAGACTAGATGATAATCCTTATCTGGCTGAAGATGGACGTTACGAGGAGATGCTTAAGGCTCTCCCTGACATCCAACGAAAACAATTACTAGAAGGTAATTGGGAAATCGCAGAGGGTGCTGCATTCACTGAGTTTGATACAGCAGCCCACGTAGTTACTCCTTTTGATATCCCAATAGGATGGGAACGAATAAAAGGGATTGACTACGGTTATGCGTCAGAGAGTGCCTGTGTATGGGGGACAGTTGATCCAACAGACGGTACTTTAATTATATATAGAGAATTATACCGTAAAGGACTTACGGGCGAAGATCTTGGAAACATGATAGCCGAAATGGAAGCCCAAGATCCTTTTGCTGTACCCGGTGTTTTAGATACAGCAGCATGGGCCAAGACAGGTACGACAGGCCCTACAGTAGGCGAGTCTTTGATGCGCGTAGGCCACAAGCTACGAAGAGCTGACAAGAACCGTATACAAGGAAAGATACAAATTCACGAATACTTGAAGATACAACAAAGCGGTAGGCCGCGACTGCAAATATTTAATACTTGCCCTAACCTGATACGTGAACTTCAAAGTATTCCTTTAGATCGGTCAAACCCAGAGGATGTGGATACTCACGCCCCTGACCACGCATACGATGCGTTAAGGTACTTGATAATGTCAAGGCCCCGAATAGCCGATCCACTAACAAGAATCAGACATATGCATCGTGAACAGGCATTCACGCCTTTAGATTCAGAGTTTGGTTATTGATATAGGTAATAGTATGGCTGACAAAAACTCAATAACAGATAACGCTAATAACGTCTACTTTCAAGATGTAGAGGGTGAACAGGGTAAGACACTTAACCTTGAAGAATCTCTCCACAATCAATTTACTGGCGTTATTTATGATCGTTATCAGTCAGCCAAGGATGCTAGGGATCATGACGAGAAGCGTTGGATAACTGGTTATCATAATTACCGTGGACTTTACCCTAAGCACTATAAGTTTAGAGAATCAGAAAAATCTAGAGTATTTGTAAAAGTAACTAAAACTAAAGTGCTTGCCGCTTTTGGCCAGCTAGTTGATGTAGTCTTTGGTTCCAATAAGCTCCCGATTGGAATATCTGAAACAAAGATGCCGGAGGGTGTAGCTGAGTACGCTCATCTAGACACGCAAAACCCGGTTCCCAGCATTGAAACTAGCTCGCCAGCCCCGGAGCCTAGCGCAACTAATCCTTACGATGTAGGGTATGCAGGTGACGGAAAACAGGTCTTAAATGCCGGGGCAACCTACAATAAGGGAGAAACAGAAGATATAGACGCTGTGCTGAAGGATGTGTTGACTGATGGTGGCTCGGCCATCCCACAGTTCTACGAAACCAAGCCAGCACAAGAAGCCGCTAGACGCATGGAAAAGCTTATCCATGATCAGATAGAAGAGTCTAAAGGTTCTAGCGAGATACGCAATGCACTGTTTGAATGTGCGTTGTTTGGTACAGGTATTGTTAAAGGCCCATTTAATTTTAATAAAACTTTAAATCGTTGGGAAGAAAACGCAGAGGGCCAGCGAGAATACAACCCTGTAGAAGTACGAGTACCCCGCATAGAGTTTGTTAGCATCTGGGATTTCTTTCCAGATCCAAACGCGACTAACATGGACGAATGTGAATATGCTTTCCATCGTCACAAGATGAACAAGTCGCAGGTACGTGCTTTGGCTCGTATGCCTTATTTTGATAAGGATGCTATACGCGCTACCCTACAGATGGGGCCTAATTATGAGCCGGAGCATTACGAACACGAACTAAAAGATGACCAACGCTCAGAAGACTATGGCTCTGGCCAGTACGAAGTCTTAGAGTACTGGGGCATTATGGACGCTGAATATGCCAAACAAGCTGGCATGGAGCTTCCAGAAGATACTGATGACTTAGACGAAGTACAGATAAATGCTTGGGTATGTAATGGTAATATACTCAGGGCTGTTGTTAATCCGTTCACCCCTCATCGTATTCCTTATAATGCTTTTCCTTATGAGCGTAATCCTTATAGCTTCTTTGGCATTGGCGTTGCTGAAAACATGGATGACTCTCAAAAGATTATGAATGGTCATGCACGTATGGCTATTGATAACCTTGCCCTGTCAGGTTCGTTAGTATTTGATGTTGATGAGTCTGCTCTTGTTGGTGGTCAAAGCATGGAGATATATCCGGGCAAGATCTTTAAGCGTCAGGCTGGCGTACCCGGACAAGCTATCAATGGTGTGAAGTTCCCTAACACATCAAACGAAAACATGATGATGTTTGACAGGTTCCGTCAGCTTGCAGACGAACAAACAGGTATTCCTAGTTACTCACACGGTCAAACAGGCGTACAGAGTATGACACGTACCGCATCAGGTATGTCTATGCTTTTGGGTGCAGCCTCACTAAACATCAAAACAGTTATAAAAAATCTAGACGATTTTCTGTTGCGTCCTTTGGGCGAAGCTTATTATCAGTGGAATATGCAGTTCTTAGATAAGAAGTTAAACATAGAAGGCGATCTAGAAGTAAAAGCTACAGGCACTAACAGCCTGATGCAAAAAGAAGTACGTAGTCAACGCTTGACAATGTTCCTACAAACAGCGCAGAATCCTTCAATCGCACCATTCATTAAAATCAACAAGCTTATCAGCGAACTGGCTTATTCACTAGAACTTGACCCAGAAGAACTACTGAATGATCCAGAAGAAGCCGCTGTGATGGCTAGAATCATAGGATTACAAAATGCTGGACAAGGCACTGGTCAGGAGGCTCAAGCCGCTAGTGAACAACCCGGAGATGTGGGAGGCCCTGAAGGATTACCTCCAGAAGGCCAAGATGTCGGAGTTACGGGTACTGGCGGTGGCAACATCGGAACTGGAAATGTACCGCAGTCAGGGGAGAGTGAATTCTCTGGAACGCTTAGAGAGGTTCCGGGATAGTGTAAATGAATACCAAGAATGAAATGGTAATACTTATATTAGAAGCACTGTCTAGCCAATATATAGCAGAATTAAAAAAGCTTGCAGTAAATATAGAAAACTATACTAGTAACTCAGTAGGTGTTGCAGAACATCCTGATATAGTAGCTGAAGTAGATAAGCTAATTGAGCAAGTAGCTTCAGCCGAAGAAAAGTTAAAAATTGTTCAAGAAATGCTACAAGTAGAAATAGAGAAGTCTGATGACTAAACCTAAATCTAGAGTGAACGAGGCTGGTAATTATACTAAGCCCACAATGCGAAAGAATCTTTTTAATAAAATTAAAGCTGCTGGTAAGGGCGGTAAGCCCGGACAGTGGAGTGCGCGTAAAGCCCAGATGCTTGCTAAAGAATACAAAGCCAAAGGTGGCGGTTACAAGTGAAAGGTTTGTTTTGGAGTTCGTGGCAGTCTAAGCTTGTATCGTTTGATGAGTGGATGTTAGACGCACAAAAGAAACAAAATAAATTATTTAAGAAGTGTTGCAAAGTAAAGAAGTCAAAATCTAATGGCATTAAAAAAGTCTCAGCAGTCTCTTAAAGATTGGACAGCTCAAAAGTGGAGAACCAAAAGCGGTAAACCTTCCACTCAAGGCTCTGAAGCTACAGGCGAAAGGTATCTGCCTGAAAAAGCTATCAAGGCTATGTCTAGTTCTGAATATGCAGCAAGCACAAAAAAGAAAAGAGAAGATACTGCAAAAGGCAAACAACATTCTAAGCAGCCTGAAAAAGCGGCTACAACAGCACGTAAATATAGGAACACGGGTGGTACTGTGAACAAAGCTAAATTTGATACTACTATGAAAGAATATGGCGAAGGTAAATTAAAGTCCGGATCTGGAACTCCTGTTGCTTCTAAAGAGCAAGCCTTTGCTATTGCTTTTGCTAAAGCCAGAGCTGCCAAACAAATGGGCGGTATAATGGCTGCTCCAAACAAAAGAATGATTGCTATGGCAGATGGTGGATCTATGATGGTTCCTGTAGAAGGAGTTCCTCAAGATACCTACCCAAACATACCGCCCGAAGAAATGGCAGAAGCCAAAGCTTCTCAGCTCCCTGATGAACAGATGGAGCAAGACTATTTAGGTTATGTGATCAATGAAACACTTGATCCTACCGAACAAGAATATTTAAAGAATGCTCTAGAAGCAGACCCACAGCTTAGTGCTATTATAGACAAGGTTGTAATGACTGCTTCTGAGTTTTCTGGGGCCGGAGAAGTTGAAGGCCCCGGAACTGGTGTATCGGACTCAATACCCGCTAGATTATCTGACGGCGAGTTTGTATTCACTAAAAAAGCTACCGATCAAATAGGTGCTGACAACCTCCAAGTTATGATGGACGAGGCTGAACGTGCTTATGACGGTGGCTTAATGAGTCGGCCTTCTGATGCTACACAAACAGCTTTAACTGACGATGAAAAAATTCAACGTCAAATGGCTGGTGCAAACAGAATGCCGAGTATTCGTTAACACGGCTACCTTGAAGTAACAAGCCCCTATCAGTCTGACGAGACATTTAGGATAGGCTACCTTGCAGACAACAAGCCCCGTTTGGAGAAGTAACATGACTGTTGCAGAAAAACTAGAGGAACAAGAAGCAAATCCTTATAACATGAAGAAAGATTGGCACAAAGGCGAAACCCGACAAATAGAGGGTGCTGATGGTCTTTTCTTTCAACCAGAGACTCCTAAGGCCACCTCCAGCGAAGAAGCTGAAGCCCCTGAAAAGAAAGAGTCTAAGGATGTAAATTATAAGAAACGCTATGACGATCTAAAGAAGCATTATGATACAAAAGTTTCTGAATTTAAACAGCGTGAGCAGGAACTGTTGGCCGAAGCAAAAGTAAATGCTCCCCAGTACCAAGCTCCTAAAACTGTTGAAGAGATAGAAGCTTTCAGGAAAAAGAATCCTGACTTGTATGAAACGGTAGAAACCGTAGCTCACTTTCAGAACGAACAGCAACTGGCAGATATACGCCAAGAGCTAGTCTCACTGAAGCAACGTGAAGCAGACATAGCCAAGAAAGAAGCCGAAGTTGAGTTGCGTCAAAGGCATCCCGACTTTGAGGACATTCGTGGTAATGAAAAGTTTCATGAATGGGCTAAAGCTCAACCGGATCAAATACAAGATTGGATTTATAATAATCCTAATAATGCTGGTTTAGCTAGTAAAGCAATTGATTTGTACAAGCTAGAAAATAATATTACTGCACAGCCAACCAAAAGGAAGTCTGTATCGCAAGGAAGTGCAGCAGATATGGTTTCTACTAAAACGAAATCTATTGATACTAAACAACCTAAGATATGGACTGAACGGGAAATCGCCAAGATGTCCGTAGCTGATTTTGATAAATATCAAGACGAAATTAATCAAGCAATCAGTGAAGGACGAGTGGTTAAATAATTTGTCTTTTATTGAGGTAATTAAAAATGGCTTATAACCAATCCGACCAATACTTTGAGCCGGCAACGGATACTGATGCTAACTTTGCCAACTCCGTAAGTGGTCAAACCAATTCATTCTTCCTGCCTGCTATTTATAGCAAGTCGGTACTGAATTTCTTCCGTAAGGCTTCTGTAGCCGAGGCAATCACTAACACTGATTATGCCGGGGAGATCTCCGCTTACGGTGATTCTGTAAAGATCATCAAAGAACCTACCATCACTGTCTACCAGTATGAACGTGGTCAGGACGTAACTTCAACTAAGTTGACTGACCAAGAGATAAACTTGGTTGTTGATACTGCGAATGCTTTCAAATTCATCGTAGATGACATTGAGAGCAATATGTCTCACGTTAACTTCCGCGAAGTAGCTGCATCTTCTGCTGCTTACTCTCTGCGTGATGCGTTTGACGAAGGCGTAATCGCTACTATGTTTGCTGGCGTTCCTGCTGCAAACCCAAATCACATTCTGGGTTCTGACAGTGCTACTGACCTTGCTGCTGGTACTTTTGACGGTACTGGTAATCTTGACATTGGCTTTGGAAGTTCTGAGCATGATCCAATTGACGTTCTTTCACACATGGCCCGTCTGCTTGACGAGCAAAATGTTCCTGAAGAAGGCCGTTGGTTCCTTGCAAATCCAGAGTTCTATGAGCAGCTTGTACAAAGCAACTCTAAGCTCTTGTCTGTAGATTACAATGCTGGTCAAGGTTCAATCCGT